TCTCCTGTTTCGTTATATCTTTGGTCTGCTATTGGCAACCATGTTCCATCATCTGTAATATCATCACTGCCAATATCTGAAGGTGAGCCTAATGAATCCCAATAATCAGAAGCATTTACATTCAAATCTGCCTCTCCTGTTTGAGATAAATCGCTAATAGCAATATCTGAAGGAGAGCCTAATGAATCCCAATAGTCTGAGCTGTTAACATTCAAATTTGCTTGGCTTGTCTCTCCATCCCAAGTTGTTGCTACTGAAGCTGTGCCAGTCAAATCTGCGGTGATTGTAAAACCTGTGCCATCTAAGTCGCTTTCTAAGTTATTAGCAAAAAGATTTGTCACATGAAGGTTTGTACCATTCAAATCAGTTGCACCAGTAATACTGTTTGTTCCCATTAATAAATTTCCTGCAAGCGTGCCTCCTGATAGGGTTAGGTATCTCAAATCGCCCCAGGTTGAATTGAATGCAAATTCAGTAGTAGTCAAAGTTAAGCCAGTACCGGCAGTGTAAGTTGTATCGCTGTCGGCTTTGTTATTGAAAATAGTCCAATCGTCTTTATCTAAATACCCATCTGCAGAATTTGTTGCAACTGGCATAGCAATAGTTAAATCAGAATCCGCACCTAAAAATATGTTATCTTCAGATCCTGTCAATGGTGCAGTTGTTATTAAATCCTTAGCTATTGTAGCTGAGATTGCGGGTGTTGTGCCACCACTGGATACTATCGGAGCTGTGCCTGTAACACCTGTTACGGTTCCGACAGTTGTAGAGTAGTCCTGGTCACAAGTCAATCCTGTGCCTGTGACAAATTTACAGCCTTTGCCGTTAGTTAAAGCACCTTCAAGCACACTGAATGTGCCAGTAGTTAAGTCTAATAAAGTTCCTCCGGCTGTGTAAGTTGTGTCATTTTCTCTTGCATCTATTGTATCATTCAAAAGAGTTTCATTAAAAGTTAAAACATTACCATTATCATAAAACCATTTTGAAATAAAACTTGAAACCGATGACCAAAATGTAGTTGAATTAACATTTAAATTTGCTTCTTCAGTTTGTAATATAAATGTATTATTAGCATTTGTTTGAGTGTAATATCTATCATCTGCATAGGTAGTATTTAATGAGAATGCTGTTCCTGTTAGACTAATACCCTCGCCTGAAGTGTAAGTAGTATCATTTTCTCTTGCATCTATTGTATCATTGATAGTTGACCAATTTAATTCAAGGACATTACTATTGTTTATGAAATCCCCTGCAGTGATTGACCACCAGGTGTTAGTATCTATGCCCAATGCTGAGATTGTGGCATTGAGTTTTGTTTCGTTTTGTGTAAATACATCACTAATAAGGTTGATATATATCTCGTCTGCGGTGTAAGTCGTGTCTGCATCTCTTGTGTCTATAGTGGCATTTAATGCAGTTTCATTAATATTCAATACATCTGAATTATCATATAGATAAACAGACCCTAAAATACTCCATTTTGAGCTTGGAAGCCCAGTTAACAGACTTCCATCACCGATGAAATAGTCTGCGGTGATATTATCACCTGTCCAATTAGAACTGCGAACATAATCTAACTTAGAAGTAAATGGATTATAAACTGTCTGAATACTTAGGCCGTTCACTGGAAAGCTAACAAGAGCCAATAACAATACAAATATTAAAAGCTTATGAATAATCTGCATCTGTGTCATCCCGATCCTCCCATACCTTATCAAAATTGGTGTTTCCTGAGCCCCAAAGTTCTCCAGTTGGAGGCATCTGCTCACCATCATCATACTCTAATTTCCGGAGTCGCCATATTGGACTGCCAATGTTTGCGCCAGGTGTAGCTTCGCCTATATAAGTCGGTTGTCCTGAAGAATTGTTGTCCATTTTCTTTGTCAATAACTTGCCTATTGAGCCATCATTATTAACAATTAATGGGAATTGTGCTCCTGATCCGCTGATTATTATTTCTGGCATTTTAAGTGCTCCTCGCATAGCTTATTCCACGGCCAATTGATTTGAGTTTCATATCACCAAGCAACCGGTATTGTTTTGCACTCATCTGTTCGCCTGTCTCTTCTATAGATAACTCACCAAGCTTGATTTTCTCCCCGCCTGCTTGAGCTCCTATAAGATCTATGGTGTCTGCCTTAGCGAAATCTATGATTGCGGGCTGATATTTTGGTGCGATAGCATTTGAACCTATAGTTTCACCCACAAAATTAGCAACAAATTGCCGTGATTGGTCTACAATTTCAATCATATTACCAGACACGCCTTCAGGAACCTGCATAGACTCGTTAATAAATGTTGCTATACTCCCTATTGAAATTAGTTCTGCGGCTGTCATTCAAATCACCTACTTGTAATCAATGCTAATGCTGAGTCCTGAATTTCCTACACCAAGCCCTGAAGCTACTAACAACACTTTCTCAGTGATTATCGCTGGTAAAATTGTGTTTGGGCTCCCTATTCCGACTGCCGTATAAACCAATGTACCGCTGCCTGTAGTGCTTGGGTATGCGCCAGGATAAATCGGTTCTTTACTGCCGAATGCCTTAGTACCACTAATCATAGCAATAATTGGAATTCCAGTTCCGCTTTCAGTTAACCATAAGCTACCTGTTGCGTCCCAGTCTCCGATGTCTACAAAGACTCTTTTGATCTCACCATTGAGTTTGAAATCTGAGCATGTAGATACAAGGCCAGACTTAGCGTCAGCAGTTAAATCTGAAGAATCAAAGGTGTATTTCTTAATTGGGTCATGTATGTTCACAGCGACTAATGAGCCAGGTTGTACTGATTCAAACTTTGCATACTCCCTATCCCTTAGTCCTGCAGATTGCGTGAAAGTCATTTATTTGTCCTCCTTTAAATTTTGTATTTTAATTGTCGGCTATTCAAAGGAGACAGCACGACAATGTGAAAATGAAAAAATAATTTAAGCTTCTCTAACAATTAAACCAGCACTTGAATAATTATTTGACATAAGTATTCCTGTTCCAATTTTTGCAGTTGCTTTATCGTTTCCGTAGCCAGTGGTTGTACCAGCTGATCCGAATGTGTTGTTACACATAGGCCCAGTTCCGTTAAGATTGCTTCCAGTTGTGCCTTCAAAATATACTCCAACACTACCTGCGGCCTTGGATGGGATAAGTCCTAATGTGTTATTATTGAACACAAATCCATTACCGAATCCTGTTCCGCCACACCAGATACATACATCTGTTTCAGCTCCGCAAGCAAAGTCATTGTATTCAATAACTGCATCTTGAGGCACTGCATCTGAAGTTCCTAACAAATTAATGTCACATATATTCTTATAGAATCTGTTTCCACTAATCAAAACTTGCCAGTTGTGTCCTGCTGCAGACCACATAATAGCTCCACCCAATTTACCATTGGTTGAGTGTCCTTTACAATTTTTGAAATGATTTCCAATGATTGTAGTTCCAGAAGCATCTTTAGTTGAAACATCACTGTCCATAAGGATTCCGCCACCAGTATTTCCTGCACCATTAAATCCAAGATTTGAGATTAAACATCCTGGTGCTCTAATAGTTAGGATTGCTGCTGTTGTTCCGGATCCGTCTTTAAGCTGCGGCAATCCACCTTGGGTTCGGCCCCTGCTTACACCAATCAATGCTAAACTGCTTGTTGCGTATGGAATTATTAAATTTTCTTCATAACTTGAAGGATCTCCTGTATAATCAATAATTTCCTTTGCGACTATATAAACCGTATCCCCTGCTGAGGCTGCGGCTATTCCTTCGCCTATTGTTAGAAATGCTTTGTCCCAGGTAGTTCCATCACCTGAAGAACCTGAAGCCTGACTTGCGTCAACATACCAGGTATTACCCTTAGTCATCACGCCAGTCCCAAAATTACCTGTCGCTGTGCCATTCACATTTAAGTGAGTAACATTAAAATTTCTTCGTCTTAATCCATCTTGTACCATTTTTAAAAGCCTCCTACTCGTTTTTGTCAAACACAGGCATACTACCTGCTATTCGGATTTGTGAATATGAATAATCCTTTTGATTTCTTGTTTTTATTGTCGGTGAATCGGATTAACCACGCAACAATGTTGGTTATAAAAAAAAATAGTTTAGGTTGTCAATACTGTCCATTCGCTGCCGCCAGCCGCACCTGCATCATTGATGTAAAAGCGGTTTCCCACTACATCGTATGCGATGTCGCTACCAGTCTGACCAGTTAAACAGTTATCCGGACTTCCCCATACAAGCGTAATGCCTGCTGGCATAAATCCAGAGCCGATTCCCATAGCCATACCGTCAACACAGCCGATTAGACTTCCTGCTGAAGCTGGTGTAGTTGCCATATCAGATCACTTAAGTAGTCGTAATCTCACAAGTTGCGTAATCTCTTAGATACTCTACATCAATCCTCATAGTAATAGCGGCTCCCTGCATGTCAAATGTTGGCAAGTCAAAGTTTTCTATGGTAATGTCACGCTTGTAAGCGATGACAAATGCGTGTGCTCTATCAATTACATAAGCATATTTGCAATATGTAGCTGGTGTTGCGGTTGCATTCCTTGAAAACCTAACCACATTCATTCCGAAGATTGTTCCTAAGAACCCTCTCTTCATCATTTCTGTGTTACCTGCTTTGTCTGCCTCGACAAAGGTGTCAATATTTCTAAGGTCTTGAAGTATATTATCTCCTGCTATAAAGTCAGTTGGCGTGTAATCGTATCTTTCCAGATAGTTCATACCCTCAGCGATGTTAGCTATTGTAATAGCTGCGCCGCCTGTAACTGCATTAGTAGTTGAGTTTAGCTCTGTGATGATTAGTTCAGTCTCTTTCTCAGCAAATCTCTTACCTGCGTATTTCAAGTGTCGTTGGAGTAAGTCAAACTGACCATCTTCCATCATTTCTCTGGTGATTCTAATTGCTACACCGTACTTAACTGGCTCTATAGTCACACTTGTATCGTACTCAAGTGCATCCATTATGACCTCTCCGCCCTCGCCAATCTGTCTAACATCCATCGTGTTTGGCTTAATCAAATTGATTGTCCAACTCTGACCTTGGTTAGCGCATTGTGCTGGTGTTTGAAATATTGCTGCAAGTTCTCTTGGTAGCAAATTTTTGTCAACCTCATCAACAAGTACTGGCATAATTAATTTTGGTATTAACAGTGTACCTGCTACACCAGTATCCCTTGTAATGTATTCCTGTATTCTATTGAATGCCATTTTAAATGTTCAATGAGACAAGACAGTAGTCTTCGCTCCCTGCGTTTGTTAGTGCACGACCAATAATTCCGACCCATGACCCAACATCTGTTACTCCTGCTGGTGACACTGCGTCAGCTCTACCGTTCTGTGTTACTAAAGTTCCGCCTGAGATGTCTCCCGCTGACTTAACCAAGTAATTCCCTCTTGTTGCGACTGTGACAAGTGCTGCAGATGCTGCATTGTTCAATGCTATTCCGTTACATCGGCTTATATCATCGCATGCCTTAACCACCAAATCTCCATCTTGGAAACTTGCTGCTTGAGATCCTACGGCTGATTCTGCGGATGTTCCAGATACATAGACAAATTGTCCACCTGATAATGTTTCTCCTGCAGTTGCTGTAAATGTTCTTGGGTTTTCACCATCCCATAAACAGACTGCTCCTAATTCATTTCCTACTGCCATTTTAATGTCTTACAAGAGTAAAGGCTCCGCCTCTTAAGCTGCCATGTTCCTGAACAAACATACTTCCTTTCTCTTCAGCGTCTGATTCCTCTTCAGCTTCGGGTTCTGGTGTTGGTTCTGGTTCTGGTTCAACCTTAGGTTCTTCCTTTTTCTCAGGTACTGGTTCTGGTGTTGGTTCTGGTTTTTCATCTTCGTCAGATGCTTTCACCTTATCAACTGCCTCCTTTACGGCTGCGTCCATTTCCTCCTGAGTGAACTTTTGTTCAAGTTTTTCTTTTTGCGGTTCTTCTTTTATCTCTGGTACTTTATCCTCTATAATTTCGTCTTTACTCATTTTTGCCTCCCCTTTCGGAATTAAGCTTTTGTGTGAATTTGATTTGTAAGCTTCTGAAAGTGCTATTCCAAATGTTGCGGCCTCATCTGCTGGGACTGCGACCAGGCTCAGTTCTCTGAATTGGATGCCTCGTGGTATGAAACTACCATCATCACCATCTTCAATTGAGGCTACATTTGCACCTACTGAAACACTGTCAATGCGCCCATCCTTAATCTTTGAGCGAGTATCTTTATCAATAACTTTTGCACGAAAGTTAACCTTTTCGTCTGCATAACTGCCAAGAATTACTCGGCCCTTAATTGCGTCAACTTCATTGCGGTGGTCTACCAATAGGGGCACACCAGTTAATGTATGAGCAGATTTCTCTAATTCTTCTGCAAGAAATTTATGGTTATTAGAAGTCAGTGTTGCATTAATCGCTGTGCCTTCAATAATAAAGTCATCATCAATTAGACCACTTTCAATAATTGGCACCTGAAAATTAAAATTTAATCCCATTTTGCCCTCCTTAATTGTAATGTCATTAGCCTGTACTTCTCCGGATTGTGGGTTTGGTTTTGACATTTTTCTTAGAACATTAAAATCCTAATTGATTACGATATATATAAACCTTTGGTAATAATTAATGTATATTTCATATTGTAAAATGTAGAATGTATATTTCTTAAAAGGCCATATATATTATACATCTTAATTAGTATGATAAGTATAAGAAGTATAAACCTTAAGGGCTTTTGGATGGGGGTGGTTAGTACCCTTAAGGGAGAATATGAAACCCAAGGGGAATGGCGGTGACCAAATAATCCCGCTTGAGGATTGCCCCCCTGAGCTTATTCAAAATCTTTCTCTGATCCAACTCGGTTGCACTTAGCACATCTAAATATTGAAGTATATCCCTGCTCAGGATAAACATCTGTGCTCATGCAGTCCGGACAATTCATTTTCTGTTAAGCGCAATAAATTTGCCGGTGAACTTCAGTATTCTCTTTAACCAAAGATCATCCCTAACTGTTGGGGTTAGCTTGATTATGATACTTGCAACACCTACAATACCTAAATAAATCTGAACTAAGTCCAGTGTGTGTGTAGTTATCCATTCTATCATCTTATTTTCCTCCTTAGTCTAATCTAAAGATTAAACTTACATCTGTGTTCTTCATACCCATGATTGTGATGTTTAACTTCTCGTTAAGCATAAACTTATCAAAAGTTAGTCTATCTGCGGCGTTATCATCTGAGGGAGTTATCCGTGTTCTTGGTGCAACATACTCAATGCCACTTACTTTGCGCTTCAATATAGTGTAGCCTATCTTGCTTTCTATAAGCACCTCTACATCATTAGGGCTGTCTATGATTACTGAATGTAATGTGCCCTTCAATGTATTCGTAGTGAAACTTACTTGGCCTGCGCCGGTGTTCAGTTCTATCTTGATCTGCGGCATGATGTACTTCTTAAACTCATTGATGTTGACCATCCTTTCTTTGATGGTTTTAAAATCCTTATCAAAGTTGGACTTCATTGCTTCAAATTCCGTGATTATTTCTTCTTTGGATGCCATTTTAGTCTAATGTAATGTGCCTATTACGCTGCACTCTTTTGATTAATCGTGAGTTTTCACCCACTTCATTGAGGTTTATGTTCAAAACTGGGGCCGTTAGCCTCTCTTTTGTTAGCTCACGGTACTCAGATTCTCTGGTTACTGCAGATTCACCACGCAATTCATACACAATATCCCCTGAATGTTTAGCAAACTGCACGCTTTGTTTGGTCTGCGGGTCTACTCTACAGCCCCTGGAGGCTCTACCGAACACTCTTCTTCTAAAAAACCGTTCATTAATCACCAAAACCCTCCTCCATTAATAGCCTCTGCTTGAGCTTGTTAACCTTTTCATTTAAAATTATCACACAATTACCGCATAGCCACATATTATTTACAAATACCATTGCCTCTCCGCCACATTTCTTGCATGGGGGACGCTGGTTGAGAATTTTAATCCTCATCACCCTTAGTAACTATACTTGATAGGCCCAGGTTTGATAGTCTAATGATCTCAGTCTTAGCAACTACGCTTGCCTTAGTGCCCTTATTGAAAATGATACTGTCCTTAAGCTCCTTGCTCACTTGATTGATAGTCTTATTGCGTCTGAAGCTTTCCTTTAAGATTACTCGTATCTTAGCTGTTCCGTCTGCGGCCAGGCCCAAGGATTCAAACTTGTCAGTCCGAAGCTTCTTGAATATCTGTACTAAGCATTCTGAATAGTCAGCTCCTGAGATTGCAGTTAGATTAACGAACTCTTTGATTGTCATAGTGCCAGACTGTTTTCTTGGTTCTGGCTGCGGCTTTGGTTCTGGCTGCGATGGCTCAGGTTTAGGCTCCTCTGCAGGCATTGGTTCCTCCTCTGGCTCTTTTTCCTTCTCTGGTTTGGATAGATATTTGTGTGCATCCTCAAGGTCAAGCAATTGTGCAACTTGCAATTCACACATACGCCTCAATGGTTCCGAGACATTGATGGACTCTATTAGTTTGGTTAGCCGTTCTATACGCCTATTAATTTCTTCTTCACCAGGCAAGTTCCAGATGAATTCCGGTTGCTCGTCTGCCATGCCTTGCTGTTCTAACAGTGGCTTGAAAATCTGCTCTTCAATTATTGATTCTATTTCTTCTTGAAGTGAGGCCATCTTACGCTGCCATGCCTCTAACTGGACTTTTGCCAGTCCTTCAGGTATATTGCCTGCGCCGAATAAAACGATAGGGATTTCCATACCATAGGCCAGGGTCTGCATATCATAATTCAAGGTGTCGGTTAGATTCTTGCCGAGATCACCAAAGTCTATAACCTTCATTTCTACATTTCCGTCAGTTACCCATTCTGTATTGTTGGTTAGGAATTGCAAATCATCTTTGAATGCGGTGACATCTTTGGGATTGACTGCCTCGCCTGGCATTCCTACCTTAACATGGATGGGTGCGCCTGCTTTACGGCTTATCAATCTGTGGAGTTCCTGCTCATTAAGTACCAAATTCTCTATAACTCGTTCATTGGGCCAGACTATACCAATTCCGTATGCCTCGCCGGCTACCTTATTGATCCTCAAGTGTGCAATATTCTTTGGTTTGAAGGTGGTTAACTTTGAACTCGTCCTGGAATAGCGTTTGTAATTGCCAAGCCACTGGTTGTATTCTAAAACAATGCCCTTCTTACTGCGCTTGACATACATATCGTTTGCATTCAAAACCCGAACCTTTCGTTCTGCCAGGTCAATTTCCATGAAGCCGCTGCCTTTAAGGAAACCTTCACGAATCCATTCTCTTAGTACTGTAGCAAAGTCGGTCTGGTTAATGAAATCATCAAGGATCTTCTTAGCCTTCTCGTTATTGCATTTGATTAAGAAGTCACCAACAATAGAGTCTGTGATTTTATTAATGCCACCAGAAATAATACCTACACGCTTGTAGGTCTGTTCAATGTCCTCAAAGTTAAATGGGTGCTTAGTGCCCAAGTCGTGAGGGAACTTAATTGGAATATCTATAACTTCGCCTTTGAATGCAGACTTAACATATTGGTCTGCGGGCTCTGCTGCAATATAACCCTTGACCGATCTTATGACCTTCCCCTTTTCATCAAATTTTTGTTTAACCATAAATTCCCAACAATACTATCATTACTGCAAATGTAAATCCAAATGATCCCCAGATGAGCTTAGTGTGCAGTTTTACTTTGCCATTTGTTACCTTGGCCATTTCATGCACAGAATGTAATTTGTCGTCTATTCCATTCAATTTCTCCATGATGTCTTTGTTTGTGTACTTCACTATAAAATCATCTCTCCTTGGCATTATTAATCCTCCTTTAAAAATGGTTATAAATACTCCTTAGTAAACTAAATATTTAAACCTTTCTATAAATAGCAGAACTCGTATATACACCCTGTTTAATGGGCTATGAAGGGTTTGTAAGTAGGCTTTAAGTCAAAGAACACTCGCATCATAAAGGCATCGCTGTAATCTGTAGACCGGCCTATCCTCTCCTTGATCTTATCCTTTGGTACTATGGTTAATCGGCCATCCTTGTCGGGGTCTTTCTGACGAATCTGCTCTAAGTCCTCTATTAGTAGTTCTTTAATCTGCGGCTTGATGTCTGGATAGACTGATACCTCACCCTTATTCACCTTCTCTGAAAGCAGGAAATAACACTGAGCCTTGAGGTTTGCAAAGTTATGGATCAGGGGATTGTTATACCTGGACTTGCTGAACATCTTGCGTTCTACAGGCCGGCTGTTATTAACAAATCCTCTGCATTTGAGCTCATCCACTATACCACCACCAATACCATCCTCATCTACAAGCACTCTTTCAAGCGGTATGTTATAGGATGTCATTATCTCCATTATCAATTCTCTGGATGCGGCGGTTGAGATCTTACTGCGGGATATTATCTGGATAACATTCCAGCCACTCCAGACTACATACACAGAAATGTCTTTGCCAAATCGTGCTACATCAACAGTCAAGTATGTTGTGCCTACGACATCATTGGCCCTAAACATTTCAAGGGTCCTATCATAATTAAAGATATTGTTCTCGCCTTCATTGTATTCCCAGTTACCATACAACAATCTCTCCCTGGAAGCCGTATCAAGCTTTTTAAGATTCTCTATGTAATGCGGGCTTAAATGGGGATTATCATCTGCCAAGGCAGGTATGAACTTTCTATATATTGGTAATGATTTATTGCGCCAAGGCTTATAGAAATCACCGTAAAGAAAGTTCTTTGTTGGATTACTGGCAATCAGAATCTTTGGGATCAGGTTGTATTTCTCAAGCTTGTATCTCATTCTGGACTTGACTATTTCGTATGCCTTACTTGCAATCTGCGAGGCTTCATCTATGAATGCGCCGGTGTATTCGGTTGAACCAAGCTCATCAAATTCCGGATCACTTGGGTAAGCAAACAAATCCTTTAAATAAATCTCAGAGCCATAATTTGTAAATACTATACGACCTTGCATCTGCATGTACTTGTAATCCACTCCCATCTTTAAGCCCAGAAAATTACATACTTCAAAGAAAGTTAACAGTGTGCTCTCCTTAAGCGTCTTTAAGACTGCGCGCCCCATTAGCCAGCGTGTGCCAGGATAGCGCATGCAATTAATCGCCAGCCACATGCAACCGATATACGACTTGCCGCCACCTGCACTGCCACCATACAAGAGCTCATTGGTAGTAGAATCATTAAGAAGTTCCCAGGCCGCAAACTGCTTGGCCGTGGGCTTAAAGTTAATTTCCGGCATAAAAAGAACCTCCATTTCCTATGGAACTTTCAGTACCTTTGGAGGTGAAACTGAAGTTTTGACCACTCATAGAAGTTCCACAGGAAACGAAGGTCGCATCAATCATCATTAACCGCCGCGGGGTTGACGATGTTCACAACAAGAGGCTCAATCTGAGTAGTTGCAATTAATTGTTTGCTTCCAAATATTAGTTCAAACATCTTCATCTGAAAATCCATATAATCTCGCAGGATCTTACGCTTACCGTCTGGTGTGTCAGCCTCGGTAAACAGTGTCATAAACTTCTCATTGTCAGCTACATATTTCTCCATTACAAATAAAGAATCATGGCTCTTATACGCCTGCATTAGTGCTGCAATGTCAGGGTTCTTATTACGGAAGTGTCTTAATATAGCTGCCTTAGACTTGTTAACTCTTGCCTCTGGAGCATTGGAAGCTGCATTACCCTTATGTGCTATCTCTTTGACTTTATCTTTATCCATATTGTCAAATCTGTATTTGGAGTCTGCGGCGGATGCTAACATTTTACCTACCTACACTGACCCCAAATTGATAATACTAATAGTATTCCTGCTATGATAAATGTTGCAATATGATAGAAATTGTCTTTATTCATTGTGACCTCCTTAATCTTTTGATAGGAGAAGAATCCTAATCCCTAAACAAGTGCCCGCAAGTTTACATTCAGGACAGAACTCCTCTCCGTTTTCAAATACTGTTCTTACTGGTATGCCTTTACGCTTATGTACTCTACATACTCTTATCTTTTCAATCATTAGTCTGCGGCCTCAATCAATTTCTTAGCCTCATCTGCCCTATCACCATACTTCTCTTTAAGCTTTTCATCATTCAAGTGCTTATCAAGTGAGTCTATCTCTAATGGGAGTTCTGACTGCGGCGAATCTGATTTTGGTTTATCCTTATACAACTCACTGCTCTTCTCTGCAGGTGATATATCTGCGAGCTCTGGCTTGTTTTCATAAGCTGCTCTGGCTCTCTTGACTGCAAATACTTCTTCTTCCATAACTGACATATTGTAGACTCCTGGGACACCATATCCTACATATTTGTATCTGAATGCTCTAACAAATATATCAAATGGGTGCTTCTTACTTGCATGCGCATCCCTTTGTTCTACCATTTCAATGAAGTCTATGTTATCTGGAGAGCTATATTTCTTCCAGTCCATCTTAATGGGTTTTATGTCTGCGGCGCTAACATAACCGTTGATTCTCATTGATTTCTTTGCGGCTTCTTTGTAATACTCATCAAAATCATCCATTGCAGCTTTCTTAAAGAATGGGATCTTTTGTTTTGCGGCTTTAAGCCTAATTGCTCCAATCTCTTCTTGAAATCTAACTCTCGCACCCTTGCCCTTATATGGACCGATGTCTTTAAAGTCTCTCTGTTCGTCCTCTGTTAGCCTTCTAAAAAATTCTCCTGCCATCTTACTCCTCCTCCACTGGTTCTTTTACAACAATCCCATTCTTTAATTGGTCTGCTAAATTGTCAATGTTAGCCTGCTCCATTGAAAGATTTTGATTCAAACCATCCATAATCCTTTGGTTCTCTTCAGCTTGCTTCTTTCTTAGGTAAGGTCTAACCTCATCTTGATACTGATCTTGGATCTTTTGGAATGCCATGGTCACCTTATTAAATAAGAGTGATTCCTGTAATCTGTTCATTCTGTCTTGGACTGCGGCCTTGCCTTTCTCAGTTAATTCCTTTTCTTGCGCATCTAATTGTCTTTTCATTTTTCCTCCTTGGATAAAAACTGCGGGTCTACAATTGCTATCTGTTCATCAATAGCTTTCCTGCAGAATAAATCTGGTTTAAATTCTGGATATTTGTCAAAGAACTCAACTTGTCTATAATTGAATCCAATACTTCTTTGAAGAATTCTTTCCCTTAATGCAACATTTTTTCCCATAATTATCACCGTATATGTAGTTTAATTAACTAATTGTTGTTCTACTATTTAAATGTTGCGGCATCAAACTCAGAACCACAGCGAGTGCATGAATAAACACCATTTTTTCTGCCTTCACTAAGTGAGTAATAAATTACTGATTTACCACAGCCGTTTGGGCACCAATGAGCCCCTACTATTTTCTCCTCCTTATCCCACGCAATCTTGCATTGATTGATTCCTTAGTTCTGCGCTGGTGTTCCCCAATCTCATATTTGGGAACTCCTTTTTGATAAAGTGAATAAACCTGCTCTTCTTCATCACGAGTCCATGGTAATCCATCCCTTGCAGGTGGTTTCCAGTCCACCCCCCTCATATCAAATCTACAATTAATTGGGCAGATCTATCCCATCCATTACTCCTTGCAGTATTGAGAGCTTTTTTTGATTTCTCAGTTACAAGTTCTCTATTCTCGTAAGCTTCTCTCATTGCTTTTCTTAAGTCTGCGACATTTGGAGTTAACCATTTAGTACCCTCATACATCAATTCATGCTTAACCTCTACAAGCTTACCGCCAACAATCCAGCCGTTATCTTTGTTACAGAAATCGGTCTGGCCACCAAAGTCAGTGGTAATTACTGGCAAGCCGCAGGCCATTGCTTCAATGCAAGGCAAATTATAGGCTTCAGCCCTCGTAGGTGAGACAAATACATTGCATTTGTTGTATAAATCTACAAGCTTATCGTAAGGCATGTTGTCCATATTGAGGTTCAATAAAGGTAATCCTTGTTTTCTTGGTGCTATTTGGTCAATCAATGCCTGGACTTTATCAATTCCATAAGCAGGGTTGATCTTTAGTAGCATTTCTACATCATCTTTGTCTGTGAACTCCTCAAAGTAAGCTCTGAGGCCGTATTGTACGCCTCCTCGGTCTTGCATATTTCTAAATCCTTTGTTCATAAAGAAAATGCGCTTCTCTGGCTTATCTTTTGGATAGAATATGCTTGTATCTACTCCATGCGGCACTACTCTCACCTTAGCTTTGATGGTTTCATATTGTTCTTGGGTCTTTTCTGTGTCCATCAATGCCTTCAAAGTGTGTTTGCTTGGGACCAGGATGTATTCAATCTCTGGATTCATACATTCGTTTATGAAATGTTTTGGAATGCAATCCCCCTCCCATACTAAATATACCCAATTCCTTCCAGAATTAGTATTGACTCTCCAATTCAATGGATTGGTGATTATCAAGGTTATTTCATCTTTGACTGCGGGGGCTTTTATCATAGATAGCTCTTTGTCATCTACTAATCTTTCCCAGCCTTGCCCTGCTCTGACTGTGTATCTTGCGTCAGTTTTCATTGCTAAAGCCCTACCTAAATTTCGTGTGTGGACATCATAGCCACTACTACCAAATATCTGTCCGATAATGTTAATCATTTTATGCACCTCTTAATGCCTTCGCTAATATTCACTTTTGGATTGTAGCGTATTGTGTTCTTTATATGTACTTTCTGCGGTTGAGCCTTTTCAGCATCCTCAAATGCTATCTCTGATTTACTATTAAGCTGCGAAATTATCTCTTTTGCAACATCTAACAATAATTCCTCACATTTGCCAGAAATATTATGTTCCTGATTCCAACCAGATCTCAGAGCAATTTCAAATGCGTCAAGGAAATCATCTACATAAGTGAAATCCAGTGTCTTTTCCCTATCACCATAAATTGTTAAAGGTAAATCCTTCTTAGCATTATTAATCCAAATGTCAATTAAACGATGTGTAGAGTCTTTGCCACCATAAACTGTGCTTGGCCTAATAATTAGATATTCCATATCATAACATTCACAGTAAGCTTTTACTAAACTCTCACCATAAATCTTGCTTACAGTATATGGATTCTGCTCTTTGCTTAGTATCCTGGTGCTTGAGAAGAATACTATCTTAGGGATTCTATATTTCCTACAAAATTCCATAACATTGAATGTGCCCTTGACATTGTTCTCAAATACAAGAGTTGGATCTTCTATTGATTGGTTAATCTTGCAGAATGCGGCAAGGTGAAACACCATATCAACCTTCTCTACTTTCATACTGGGCATGTAATTGATGTTCTTATTGTCCTTTCGCAAGTCAACTTCTAATACACATTCATGGCCTGCGGCTTTCAACCTTTTCTTAAATTCCTTACCAATCAAACCTTCTTGGCCGGTTATTACATATCTCATCAATAACCACCATTACTTTCTGACTTGTAAGCCAGTTTTTTAAGTGCATTACGCATTATTTTTACCACATCATCCCTTTGACGACCCTTAACAGCTTTATTAAAAAGCGAGTTAAGTTGAGAGCCAATCTCTGCATCTGAAATCTCTGTTGATTCTTCTTTCTTGACCCAAATCTCACCATCTATTTCCTTCTCTGAAATAGGGTCTGCAGTTGATTCTGGAACTTTATTTTCCTTTTTGAGATTAATATTCTTTACAGCTTGCTCTTCCATAGTTAGTGCTTCTTTCATCGGTATCACTCCATTAGTAGGTTGCATTCTTTCATAAACTCTAATTTGTCAGGCATATTGTCATGCGTGAAAATCTTGTTGAGTGCGGCTTTGTGTTTCCGTGTGAAGTCTCTGAATTGACCTTGGTTGAATTTTGTTAAATCAATCTGGTCTGGGAATCTCTCACCGCCTGAAGGTGTTAATTGATGGTAATTTACTGCGCAGGTGTCTACACCAATAGTAAATCCAGCCATCAAGGCCTTGTAGCTAAAAATCTGTTCTTCTCTAAATCCGTGCTTACTCAAAACTGTAGGGTAATACTTCACTTTAGCATGGACTTCTTTAGTGATTATTGCACAGCTGCGGAAATGGTGAGCTGGTAAAATAACAGAATCTGTATAGCCACAGCCACAATCATCGCCGTTCATAATGTAATTGCCCTTATCATCAAGGATAACCCTGTTAATAATCCCATTAAGGAATTTTGGATCTCGGATAAATACAGGGTTCTGCATTGCTACAGTAACTCCACTTGCTATGTCATAGCCTGCGTCAATCACTTTAAACAGTCTTTCAATATAGTCTGGCTCAAGAATAACATCATCGTCAACTCTTAAGGCATAAGCGTAATCCCCACTATCAAATGCCCATTCTGAGATTGCGTGTCTTGCACGGCTTACACCATGTGGAAATTCTGTTCTTTTCATAAAGATTCTGTGGTTCTCACTCTTTATGCGAGTAATCATACAATTAAAAAAGTGATAATTGCTCATGTGAGCTCCGGACATATCATCCAATATGAATACATCAAAATCTTGGAATGTCTGGGTTCTAAGTGATTGTAACAACAAAGCGCACTCTGTTGGTCTATCTCTGGTATTAATCAATACACATAATTTTTTACTCATCTTTGCACCTCAATTTATGCTTTTGTCTAAAATACTTTGCCATCTTTGCTATTGTTTTTGGATCATCAACAATACCGTGGCCTGTAAATCTGTGATGTTGAACCCAATAATCTATGAGCACAACAACTTTTCCTTTTTTACTGCAACGATAACTGTAATCTATGTCATCGCCGGTCATCATGTTCTCATCAAACAAGCCTACTTCATTGATTGTTCGCCTTGATAAGTACATGCTCCAGGAGCCAGCCCATATTAAGCCCTCTAAATATTGTGGGCCACTTTTGCCATGGCCAGCAATGGTAGTAACTTGACCAACATTCTCTCGCTTGGAGAGGCCATTCATGTCTTTTAACCAATCTCTACCATACAATCTTGAATGGATTACATCATCTTGTGTTATGTAAACATCTAAGTCTGCGGCCTTCTTGATACCAAAATTGAGAGCATTCTGATAGCCCTTCTTTGGAGTGTGATAGACTTCTATCCTATCACTCTTAGCCATTTCATCGCAGTATTCTGCAGTGCCGTCAGTGCTTTCGCTTTCAATCAAGATTAGCTTGAATGGGAATGATGTTGAATGGAATAGTGCTGAGACTGCAACCTTCAAATGAGGCATACTGTTCCTACAAGGTAATATTATTGCGACTTCCATTTTATATCAGGTTCCGATCCATATTATCATTAATGAATACATTTTCAAAAAATTCATTATATGCTGTTAATGTGCATCTGTCACACTTCTCATTGAAATTAATCTTGTCAACCTTAGCCCAGTGTTCTTTACTGCCCCAATAGTCAATTACTTTAGTTGGGTCTGGATAGTGTGATACCAATCTGCTCCAATCGCATCCTCTGGAATCTGTGCATAAGTAAACATTTCCGTCTGCGGCCCAGGTAGATGTGAGCATACTTGCCCTGCATTTACCAAACTTATGCTTCTTAGACAAATTCGGATTGAACTTATGTTTCACACCAAATACATGGTAAGTGTCAGATTCAAAGTCTTTCTGAGCCTTGCTTATCTGTGCCCAGATTTTCTTGAGTTCTTCATCTGAATAAACATAAGAATCTATTGCCGGTCTAAAATGGAAATGGTTGCAACCAGTATCTCTGCCTATCTTTGCAGCCTCATAAATGCTGGTCTGGTTATACTGATCCAACAAAAACTTGAAGCCGATTTGAACATTGCCTTTAGTCTTAGCGACACCCTTAAGATTATTGATTATGATTTGGAATTGTTCTTTCTTAACTCCTTTTACTTTGGCATAATCCTCTGCGGTTCCTGCATCAATACTGAAACCTATGAATTTACAATTATCATTTACTACTTGCCACCACTTCTCATTGTTAACCAAAAAGCCGTTTGTAACAAATCCGAGATCTAACCCATTCTTACCGCATTGTTCAATAAAGCCCATGCAGTCTTTGTGTAGTGATGGTTCTCCGCCACCTGCAAGACAAACTGCCTTAACGCCCCAATCTTTCCAGAATTTTGGTAATGATAAAGCATATCCCTCTGGCAAGTCTTTGGTTCCAAATAGATAATCTTGAGATTGTGAGTCTGCACGCTTACGCTTACCGCCAAACATACAAAATCTGCATTGATAATTGCATTTGTTAGTCAAATCCATATTAACCACGATTGGAGGCATTGGATGGCCTGCAAGTATAGCTTTGAAATGGTCAGTATGTGTTAGTGCCTTCCATGAATTGAAGGGATTGTAGCGATTAGTCCATTCATTTGACATCTTTTACCACCTCAAGTATAAAATACAGCTCTCTGTCCTCATTAAATGGAGCCTCACTAAGTGTCTTAAACTTTGCACCATGAGTCATATACTCATAATTCTCAACACCATGATAAGTAGGATCCCATTGTTCAAAGTATTTTGGTCTGATAAATCGTTTGTGCTGTGGCTGGATTGCCCAGTGTGAATATGTAAAGTTTGGTGCAATTACTTCTATCCTGGCCCCATTCTTACTGATTCTCCATATTTCATACATGAATTCAAACACATCATCTACATGCTCTATCACATGGGATGCAACAACATAATCAGCTTCATTGTCTTTGAATGGAAGTTTTTCATTTAAGTCTGCGACAACCTCTGGATTACAACCCTTATCCCTATCCACATTAACGAAATCTTTGAATTTTCTATTTCCACATCCAAGATTGATTTTCATTTGTTCTCCTCCATTTCTGAGCTTGACCTTATTTTCTGGCCAAGTCCATCTACCATCTTAATCCCTAACTCCTTACAAACTTTAGTCTCTGGCACTTCAGATTTGTGTCTGTCACCACCGTTAGCAAATATGTCTGGATTGATTTTCCTTAAAGTTCTGCATACAGACTTGGTTTTATCTATTGACAAAATAACTTCATCAACACAAGTCAAAGCAGCGATAATTTTCATCCGATCATCCTCAGTCATAAAAGAATGGTTCTTCTTTAGATTGCTCTGGAAATCGTTATTAACAATTACAACCAACTTTGTGCCCAGGCTCTTGGCCTTCTCTAAATATTCTATGTGACCCACATGCAATGGATCAAAATATCCGCTTGCAACAACAATAATGTCCTTTTCATTCTTCAAGTTGATTATTTGGTTCATCAAGTAATATGCAGGAACTTTGCCCTGAATTAATTTTATATAATAGTCTCCAAGTAGCCTGTCTTGGTCTGCGGAAACTGCGATTCCAGATTCTTTTAACATAGCAATATCATTATAATTGTCTCCAATAGCCATAATCTCACCCTTATTAAATCCCAAATAATTCCTTAAACGAATTATCCCTTTGCCTTTTGTCTGGATTCTTCTAACTCCAAAATCATAAGCTTCACCATTCCATTGGCAGTAGATGTCTTTAAATTGCTTGGCAAGCTCTTCAATTTTCTTTACTCTATCACTGCAATGTATTGTGATAATGAATTCCTTTGGCTCAAACCCTTTGATTTTTTTATCTTTTATTTTTAATAGCAAGCCATTGATTTCTTTCAATCGTTCATAGCTATTGATGTGCTGGATTATCTTACCTTTATGCCAAGTGGCACTGCCATTCTCAAATGTCAAGCTCACATAAGGTAATACTTCACGAAACATATTCTGTAACATATATAATCCTCTACCTGAACTAATGTTTAAATGAAATCCAAGTTTGTGGAGCTGTTTGATTTGCTCAATCTGTTCTGCTTTGATGGTTTTTATCTCAAGTGTAAGTAATCCTTTTTCTTGACTAATCTGCGTTCCCCTTGGAACTATCACACCATCAACATCAAAGACGATCATTTTGAGATTTGCTACTTCTTCTCTTCCTAATTGTTCTATTGGAAGCATTGACTGTTTAATCATTTTTTCACCCCTATAAACATCTGCGGCTTGAACAAAAAGTATTCAGGCGTAGGTTTTAAATTGAAATACTCTGAAAGTTTACTAACCCACCATTCTTCAGACCGCTTAATCTTATGTGTTGGGTCTGCATCCAAGTCTGGATTGCCAATAACAGGAATACTGAACAGGAAATTTTCACCATAACTGCTAACAAAGCCAAGTGCAGCATCCAATTCTGATTCTTCTAAATGCTCCAGGACATCTACACAAAGGACTAAATCAAAGTCTTTGAAATCTTGCTTCTCAGTAATGCTACCTTGAATTACATTGAGATTCTTAATGTGGTCAATAGCCCATTGAGATAGCTCTAAGCCGGTGTATTCTGCGTTAAATCTCACAAACGCATGGCCATACATGCCAAGGCCGCAGCCTAAATCAAGCACAGTCTTAGCCTTGAAGTGGTCTAACCATTGATGTGCCAGAATGAAATGCTTTACTTCCAAACCTTTACGATTATCAAAGTAAATCTCTGCTGGATCTATCAAGAATTCTTTTAATATTACTGCAGGTATTTCCTGCGAATTAATCTTTTTTGAAGGATATTGGCCTAAAATGTGTGATAGATACCATTCATGGAGAAATTCAGTAGTATGAATTTTAGATTTCTCTAAATGATTCATATATCTGTGCCGTATATCCCAAAGCCCAGAACAATAAGCCATGTGCCAAATTGTTATGCCTGTGTATTTATTACTGTGGACTGACATTTCTTCATTGGTAAGTTTAACTCCAGCCTCATTCTTAACCCAAAGGACTGAGTGCTCACCGTCTGGATAATAAATCCTATCACTAACACGGAATAATCTGTGTGGGACAAAATGCTCTTCTTTAGTTGCATCCTCTAATCCAAGATGATTCTGGAAGTGACGCATCTTAATTGAAACTAAGCCACTAAGCTTTTGTGCTGGCCGATTAATCAAATTAATCAACTCATGGCTCGGATCATCAAGAACCTCGTCAGCATCCAAAACTAATACCCATTCTCGCATGTGATTCTTTTTCAAGTAATCAAGATAAAAATTACGCTGGTCACTTATTGCTAAAACATTGTCTTGCCTGAATTCCTTCTCAATGACTATTGCACCATACTTCTTGGCTAAATCCATTGAGCCGTCCTTTGAGCCACCATCTACATAAATGATTTTGTCTGCGGTGGTCTTGACTGATTCAAGGCAAATCTTTAATTGCCTCTCACAATCTTGGCCCATAACAACAACATTGAGTTTGTTCATTTTAACAAAGTTTCCCAGGCTGGCCCAACTACTGAGCTGAAATCATATTCCTTAAGAACTGCATTTCTTCCGTTCTGGCCCATAATGTGCATTTGCTTAGGATTTTCATAAAGCCAACAGATCTTATCTGCGGCATCCTTAACATCAATGATTCCTCGCTCAACTTCCCAGGAGCCGGTTATAGTGCCGTTCATTGATTTGTAGTCATAATCCTTTGAAGTCTCAGCAAATAAGTCCAATGATTCTACACCTGAAAGCTTAACGCCAAGCCCAGCCTTGTGGTTCTCTATAAGCTCTGCAGTTGTCGTATAACTTGTTGCAACAACAGGCACTTCGCAAGCCATTGCTTCAATGATTGGAACTCCGAAACCTTCACCGGATGTGCTCAAAAAGAAGCAGTCCATTACATTATAGATTTCTTTCATATCTTTGTCTGCGAGCCCTTGATGAGCTTTCATACCACTGAAAATGCACCGGTTCTCTAAGCCAAACTTAGCTATCAGATTCCTGATTCTCCATAATGGTTGAGCAGGATCGTCTGCGTCCAAGTGGAAGAATAATACTGCATTTGGAATTTTCTTAGCAATAAGTCTCATTGCTTTTAGGGTTCTGTCTAAATGCTTTCGTGGTTGATTTCTTGCGACTACACCTATTACAAACTTACCCTCAAGACCATATTTGCGTCTTAACTCAAGCCGTTCCTTATCTGGCATCTTATAGAATAAACTGGTGTTCACACCGTGTGGAATATATGCGGCATCAAGATTGTGATAATCCTTAACTTGCTTTTGGCCAAACTGGCTCATTGCAACTGCCTGATCCATTTTGTTTAAAATCTTCTGGCATCCAGCAGGTAATCCGCCACCACCGTCAGATGGAAACCACATAAATGTTTTTGCAGGTGATGTGTCTACATTCAAAAACCAGGCATCATTGCCGTGTAGCATAAATGTGTCAAGAAGAATGATAAATCTGTCTGCCTTTACTTTCTTTAAAATATGAGACATAGTGTTCTTGAAATATGATTGTTGTAACTCTCCATATAATTTAAAATTGATCTCTGTGCCATCAAAAAGGGTTGCGCTATTCAATTCCATACCCATGTAGGCATTGCCCATATAATGAATTTCGTGACCTTGTTTGGTCAAATGTTGTGCAAGCTGTAAGGCTTGATTTCTATACCCTGTTGGTATAAACGGACTGTCTGATAACATTGCTATTTTAATTTTAACCACCTCTGGTCATACAATCTATGTCTTTAAAAATAATATTCCCCACTTCAGCCACAGTCAAATTGTAATATTCTGCAACTACTTCCCAGCTGGCTTCCATTTTCTCAGCATACTTCTCATCTTCAAATTGAACTGAGTCTTGAAGTTCCTGTAATACATCATAAACCTGTTCTTCTGCGACTGAAAGGCAAGGATGTTTATCAATTGGGGTTAAGAGTTTGTTACTTACAAAAAGACTGCATCCTCCAATTAACAATAACACAAAAATTGTCGCAAGTATTTTTGCTTTCATATTACGCTCCCAATTCTACAATCTTTAAAATCGTAGTCTTTCATTTGCTGTTCGTTTAACATCTGACTTGTGCCCGAATAATAAATTATTGCGGTTCCAGACTTCTCAATATTAAAGCTGCAACCAGAAAAAAACATAGCGACTTCATTCGGGACTGTCAAACCTTGAACATTGCGGTCACCACCTACAATTGTTCTAAGTTTTAGTTCCATGAGTATATACAATATCGTTTGAATATTTAAACCTTTCGTATTTTTGAAAAAGTAATATAAAGTAAGTAAAGTAATAAAAGAAAGAAAAGAAGTTAATTGAACAATTCTCTAATGCTCTCAAGACTGGTGTCCAAATCTGATTTGAACTTAACAGTGATGTCTATTGCATGCTGTAACTGCGGGTTCCGTGGAATAGAAAGTGACTTAATCTTACCCTGGGCCTTCAGTTCTTTAAGGAATCCAAGTGCTTTGCCTCTCTCTAAGGCAAGTTTTCGCTTTACTTTGATGCAATTCTTATCAGTCACAAGAATCTCAAATTGTTCTACAATGCCTAAGCCGGTTATTAATCCGGCAGTGGTTTTAATTTCCATTTTACACCTTCTCAAGCACCAAGTCAATCGCACTTACACGCACCTTTTTGTCCTCCTTATTAACAAACTCCTCACTCGTAATCTTGATGTCTGTTAACTTCAGTTTATGCCTGCTCAAGATGATCTGGCTTATGTCAATGGCACGGCTTGTGAATTTGCCACGAGCACGAATGGTAACCTTATTAAATTCTCTTAGTTGCCACTCCACTGCGTTCACATACTTCATAAATTCCTTGCTACCAACATAGACTACATCTTTATTCTTCTCTTTGTCCACTACCATTTTCGCCTCCATTTTTGTTCCAATTAACCATCTTTAGCCACAAGTAAACAGCCAATATATGACTGCATGCGGCAAAGCTATCAACATCGGGATCATACAATCCTTTTTTAATCTTTGTTTGACAGCCCTGGCAATTACATTCAAAGCCTGCGGCCCTACGAACAATCTCATAGGTGCGGGTGTTGTATCCTGGGATGAAATGGACATAAAAATTCTTTGCTGCCCTGTCCCACTCTACGAGCCCCAAGTCCAAAAACTTCTGGGCCTTTGACCTCAATGTACCCTTGACTTCTTTTGCGTGATGTGAGTAATACATCACATTATCTGGGGTAAGCACCTCTGGATCACTCATAATAGTGCCATCGCCAAGAACAATATTAACACGCCTTGAAGGTACATCTTCACAGGGATATATGCGTGCCATTTACATCACCACCTTAGAGCTCGCATGAATCATGCCTTGTTCCAAAATGCCTTTATGCTCTCTTATCATCGCTTTTATTGCCAAGGCAATGTCTCCTATGCCCCTCTCAATCCCATAAACTCCTACAGTTTCATACTCTTCAGCATCTAATTCAATATTTATTTTCATTTCTGGTCACCTCTCTATTTGTACTTTGTCACAACCATTCTTGCGCTTGTCAAAAGTATATATAACTTGCTTCTTTGGTCTGTGGCCTAATCTGTAAGGGTACAATGGACAATCAACAATGTCACAATCTGCTACATCCTTTGGAGAATAGCCCACACAATCAAGGCATTTAAGTCTAAGCGCCTTCATTGGTGTCAATTTTCTCTTTTTGTGTGCTAACTCTTCAGCGGTTAAGGGTGTTGCCTGTTCCCGCCATTTCTTTAATGCGTCTGTTCCTTTCATCTCTTTTATTCCTCCTAATGTATTGAGACATAAAAAATTCATTATTATTATTTATTATAACAAATATACATTATATATATATATATATTAATATACAACAATTTGTATATTTGTATATTTATTATTATTAATAACAATAATTTATTTTACTTGCCCCCTTTCATAATTTTCTATTAACTCAAGGATGCCTTTTTCGTAAGTTCCATAGACTTTTTTGTACGGATCTAACAAAACTTTAGTGCTTTCCTTGACTCTAATTGTTGAGTGTCTGTCCTCTACCATTATAACCACCTCACAATGATTTGCTCCAATTGATATGGAGTATATCTTTTACCAAAACGCTTGTTAACAATCCCAGTCCAAATGTGAATTCTGCTTGGATCTACTGCAAGAATTGCCTTAATTCCACCAGATTTTGTGCTAATTCCATTATGTATTTCTTCTTTTGGTGACAAAAAAGTGATGATTTCTTGCGGAATATTGTCCAAAAAGTTGCTTTTTTCGTTGATTTGTGCATCAATTTGAGCCTTTAATTCCTTGATTTTGGCCTGATATTGCTTAATCATCCTTTTTTTCCAATCAATAGATGCCAGTTTTTCAAGCAAAATATCGTTGATTACACCGCTTGGATTGGGGTTTTTGTTGATTAATTCGATAGTTTCTGGCTCTAAACTGAACGATTTTGATACCTTCAATTTGACCACCTATTCCTTTTTGAATGCTTTAAGTGCGGCTCGGATCTCCTTAGAATTTCTAATAAGAGCCTTTTGGGTCACCGCCAAACTGGCATTCGTTTCTTCTATTAATTGTCGCAATGATTGTTTCATTGTGATTCACCTCTACCTGTTTCCTTTAGCAGTTGATTAATCAAATCGTCAAAACTATCACCGACTTTCTTCATTCGGTTTAGTTTATCCCATGTTGAGACATCAATTGCAATGCTTGTCTTTGCCATATAATCCTATAATTTTATAACTATATAAAACTTTCGGTTTATTTGACCCATTCCAGAGAAATCGTGTCTTTATTTGAATAAACATAGAATTTGAATGTTCTGAGCTCGCCATACTTGTCGTGAACCCAGCCCAGGTCTTTGTTAAGCTGTCTGTAAGCCTTCTTTCTGTTCTTAGGCTTGTCAATGCCTTTGACTTCAAAAAGTAGTGCGTAGTAGCCTCTAAGGGCCATTAAATCGCATTCGCCATAAATGCCGTGTGTAACATAATTTTGACAGCTGAGAATTAAACCGTATGAATTTGTGTCTCTAAGCCTATCCTCAAGGGTTTCAATTATGCGGTCATGTTGCATTCCATTATGCCACATCTATTGTAGATTGTCTAAAATCGTCTACCCAAATATATGCTAACCCAGTTGTATTATCTTGGTCGCACTCACTTAACAACATAACTTTTAATCCATTAGTAAGTGTAACTTCAGTTGGAACCCCTGCAATATAAACATCATACACATCTGAACCTTTTGCTACTACAAAACAAATTCCAGCCCCTGTTTTCCCTACTGTATCATCAGCAATAGCATGATATTCTACATTAGTCCAGCCATCTGTGGCATTTCCTACTGCGATTGTAATTCTTGAATATGGGTCTAAATTACCTGTTGTTTTTGTATCCCATTTGTATTTGAAATGAAGATGTCTATTATCTACAAGAGTATTTGTCGTTGCAGTCATACTACCTTTTTTAGGTCCACCAGTTCCATCACCATGAGAATAAATTTCTAACTCTTTACCACTTGGATTAATAGTGCTTGCTATAATAGTAGCAATACCTTCAGCAGTAACTGTTTCACCGTACGATGTGATAGTCCAATTTGTGTTAGTTGTGATTGCTCCATCATCATAACTGTCAAAATCATCCCAGACATCACTCAATATTGGATCTATCCAAAATCCGCTGACTAATTCTGCTCTGACACCACCGAATACAAATCCGCCGACATTAACCCTTACCATTTAAGACACCGCCACAGTTCCAGAGATTAAGCTTCCAGTGCTTGTTATTCCAGATCCTGTTTGATACCAGTAATTGTAAGTGATTACGCTACCTATTGATGCGCCAGATACTATGATATTTGTAGGATTCTGTTCTGCATTGTATAGTGCATCATATTGATAGGCGTGTGTTGGGCCACTGACTATTACCTGAGTAATGTTGCCTGCGGCGTTGGTAGTGAATGCCTGGTCCATCACCTGTGGGAAATCATAAATACCGAAGTTAAATCTTCCAGTTAAATCATTTAAACCGCTAACTCCTGTGTGGCCACCTGAAGGGCCAGCTGTAAACATATTTCCGCTTGCGAATTGTTCGTGCATAAGTGCTATTTTAATCACCCCTCCTTATTGAATTGTCACGGTATAAGATGTGTTTTGATTGCACCTTCTTTCTACTCATGGTTCCTTCATTAATAATCATATCTTTTAATGTATCTGCTACTATCTTTTCAAACTGCAAGCTTGATTCGTTGATCTCGCCTTTATCAAGAAGCGTGTCCATCTTGGACTTCAAAGCCCGCTTAAAATCATTCCAGCTGTTCATGCGCCACTCCTGGAGAATCTTATTGTTGATTGTATCTGAAGCTCTCTGTCTCCTGAAAAAGCAATAGTTTCAATTGATTCTCTATGAAACAAGCTCCCTGCGGAAGCCGCATTGAATAGTCCAAATTCAGCAACAGATGTACCACTTATCTCAGTTGAACTGAAATCAGATATAAAAGTGATGTTTTGTGATACACTTAAGTCCACTGAACTCAATGGATTCCTGTCTGTCTCTGCGTTTAATGCAGTATCAGTAGCTAAAACCGTGGTGCTACCGGTGCCAATGGCATGGTGGCTTGGTCTGATTACTACTGAAGAGCCTACTGTTCCTGCAATTGCGGCAACTCCATCGTTAACTATCATCTTAAATTGTACCTCCACTACATATAAAAACCGAACCCAAATCATCATGGCTTGTGCCTATCCTTGAATTCGGATCATTAAATAAACCGTGCTTTTCTGAATGAAATATGAAATTATCACCAACATCCGCAGTATAAACCTCATAATGATGGCTTAGAACCATATTGCCAGTGAAAGTCTCTAATCTTGTCATGTTACCTTCAAGTGGACCAGATTCTACCTTCTTAAGCCTAAGCTCGTGGTCTTTCATTATGTCTACGAAATCTCTAACTTTCTTGTTTACTACGATTCGTAATACCTTTTCTGATAAGTTATTGGTTTGATTGAATGAATATGATGTGCTGATTACTGTGTAAGTCTGCGAGCTTATATTGTGCCAGGGTAAATCCACAACTGCAGTGTTGCCTGGAGTGACTAATACAACACCTTTTACCTCTAAATTACCCATTATCTTTGGATCTTTGTGCTCTGCAAGGAATGATGTGGCCTTTTCATCCGCCTGGGCGTAATCTTTGATTTCCTTATCAGAGATAATCTTTGTCTTTGGGCCATAAGCAGCGATACTTATTGGATCTTGTCTGAATTTCAAGATTGGTGAGCTCCTCTCATAGTCAACTTGGATTGGGACTGTGCCCGAAACAGGAACATTATCGCCACCCAATGTGCCAGATACAAACACTATTTTCTTCTCATTGAAGTCTAATAGCCATTTTAAGTCTGCGTCTGTGGACGGATCATCCATTTGAGCGATACCACCCTTCTCTTGTAATACGCCTAAGACTGAGACTCTGGTATTGTGGGGTTTATCTGTTAGTCTGAAAACTGAGCCTGTGTCTGCGGCACCCAATGTGCCAAATGTATCTGACATACCTGTAAGGATTCTGTCTCCATACACCCAGACTTTATTGAAAATCTCACCATCGTTAGTCTCAAAATCCGCAGATATAACATTAGTATTATTAAAAGTTTCACCAGATGAAGTGGATTCAAGCTCTTCAAAGTGAACATCCTTATCAGTGTCTACATAAAAGAAAAAGCCAGATAGGTCTGCGAGCTGTTGCAGTGCATCAAATATGTTATTATGATTAAAGGCCATTTTCTCTATGATTGTGCCTGTGGAAGTGTCTATGTTATTTGAAGTTAAAACACCCAATGCGTTAGATTCTACGATTGCCTTAGCTATCCCACCTGCATCTTGGTTCTTGAATACTATTGGCTGAACTGTCATGTCCTGCAATACTGCGCCGAAATCTCTACCAGATATTTTGATAATCTCATCGCCTGCGTCACCTGACGGATTTATGCTCTCAATTATTCCAGTAAATATTTTGGTGGTCGCAGGGTTAGTGTTTAAATCTGCGTAGATGTTAACTTCATCATTCAGACTGAATGTATCTTTATAGATACCTGTAAAATTACTAAATTCCGCAGTGAAATTAGAAGTCGCATTGAACTCACCAATACTCTTCTCTACATCTAACTGTACGAATTCTGTATTGGCAATCCCATCAATAACTAACCTTACATTTATAACCATTAAACCCTCACCTTTGTTGCCAATTCTTTTTGCAACCCTGTTGCTATGTCCTTTGAATTGAACCCATTAAGATTGTTAATGTTGACATTAGTTGTGGTTGATGATGTTGGTGCCTCTGAAGGTGTATAGTTATTATCATATTTCTCTGGAAATGCTGTGCTTACTCCTCCAGTATCTGTCATTACTGTGCCTGCGGCTTCGGCTGGAGCAGTATAAACTGCATAATCCATCATAGAACCCTTCATTCCGCCAAGATCTGCGGCCTTTATGGTTGAAATGTTCACTCCTGGCACTTTGTTTGCAAGCTTAATTAGATAGTTCAGCTTATCTATTGCCCAGTTAATACCACTTTCAACAGTGCTAATGACTTTGTTCCATACATCAACCACGATGTTTCGGATGCCAATGAACACATTCTTGATAGCAACACCCATCTTTTTAACACCCTCAACGATTTTGTCCCAGTTCTTGTATAACAAAACTCCGAGAGCAATTAAGGCTGCGATTATTGCCATTACAAGTAAGATTATTCCGATCCACCAAATGTTTGCGATTGCAAATGAGATTGATGCTGCGGTTAAGGCTATTACTCCAAGGGTTACAAGCCCGATTGCAGTAGCCATTGCGACTATTATTGCAGTTTTTTTCTGGCCTTCAGTGAGTTTATTCCACCATTCTGTTGCGCTTTCTATCCAGCCTGTAAGCTTTTCCATTATTGGAAGCATTACTTCTTGGATAACTGCACCCAAGTCTACCATAGCATTCTGAGAGTTGCTCATTGCAACACCCCATTTGTATTCCATAGTGTCAGTCATATCGTTATATTGCTTGTCTGCCAGGCCCACTGAGTTGTTTACAATGTCTGTAGATGCGGCAATATCGTCCATTCCCTTACCCACCATAGGCATAACTGCTAACAATGCCCTTTTGTTTTGAAATAATCCAGCAATTGCTTCGGAATCACCATTAACTGATTTTGTTAAGGTCTTTACTGCTTCATTTAAGCCCAGTTCTTTAAGCATTACAGTTGCACTTTCAAAGCCTAATGCCTTGACTGCTTCTTGCATATCCTTGCTTGGCTTCATAAAAGCGATTATTGTTTGACCAAGTGCTGTTGAGGCCTCATCTGTGCTACCCATAAACTTAGTTAGTCCAGCCAGTGTTCCTGCAGTCTCTTCAAGGGTTATGCCTGCTTCACCTGCTAATCCTGATACTTTTGGGAATGCGCTTGCCAGTTCACCCATTGTAGTCTGACCTGCCTTGACTGTGCCTGCGAAAACATCAAATACCCTGTTCGTGTCTGTAATATCCAGGCCGAAACCGGATAATGCCTTTGAACCTGCCAGTATTACTGTGTTTAATTCTGCGGAGCCCCCTACTGCTGATTTAGCAGCTGCGGCCATAAAGAATTCTGCGTCTGCAGCGTCAGTTATTCCTGCTGAGATTGTTTGATATAGGCCGTCCAATACATCTAATTGGTCGCCTTGATTACCGAGAACTTTGTTTAAATCTTGGACTGCATCACCAAATAGAGCCTGTGCATCTTCACCCTCTCCTAAAAGGGTATTGACTTTAGCAAATCCTGTCTCTACTACGGCTGATTTCTTGGCTAATAAGACCATTCCGCCAGCCAGGGCCGCACCTGCAATAACAGCAACTGCACCAGCTTTAGCAAATCCGGCCATACCTACATTGGCTTTAGTGAAGGTTTTACTGAAATTATCTACTGCAGATATAACTATCGCTACACCTGCACCTCCCAATGCTCCTGCTCCCAATGCACCCATCATTCCCATCTTGTCCTCCTAATCATTTCCGTTTACTTTTCCTCTTTTCCTTGTCCATTGCTCGCTTTTTCCGCTTGTTTTCCCTTTCTTTTGCGTCAAGCAGAGTTATTATCTCTGGATAGGTGAGCCGTGGTATAGTGAAATAAGTGTATCCTCTTCCATGCAACCATAAAACAATGTCCTCATCGGATTCTATTTTTTTTTAAGGTCTGCCTCTTGAGTGCTTAATAACTCTTGAGCCTTTTTCTCTACTTCATCTTGACTCACACCTAAGCTTATGGCCATGATTGCGGTTGAAATTGCATTCGCATACATTGGCTTTAAGTCTTTGATTTGTTCAGCATTAAGCTTTGGCTCTATTAACCCTTCAATTATAATGTCATTTGATGCGGCAAATTTCTCACTTACATCATCTGAGCTCGCTTTTTGGTGAATTTCTATTAATTTCCCTCTGGTAAGGGGCTTGGCCAGGATTGTAGGCTTACCCTGCATTGTTTCCAATGTGATTTCTTTGGGTAATAAATTGCCGTCCTCTCCACGGTTAAATAAAATATCCTCTGGTTTTAACATTTTCTAATCCTCCTTAGATCATTATTACATCCATAGGGTAGTATATACCACTCTTTAAATCTTCAATTTTAATGAAGTTATTGTTCTGTGGTTCTACACACCATATTTGATGGTCATTATCAATCATAATATTGAAAGCATGATTCTTGCTCCAGGCTATCCCAAACGCAAAGCTCATTAAATCAAGGTTCCAGTAGCCCATAAGTGCGAAACTGAACTCATCGCAGTCATAAACATTGGATTGGTATTGTTTTATTGATACTTTGGTTTTCTCACAGAATCTCTGGGCTTCATCCTTTGAAGTCAACCCATAAACACCGTCAGATAGTCTTAAGTCATTACAATGCGGCCTCAATAATGCGGCCATTTCTGAGATTGATATTGTGCCGAAGCACTTTGCCTCATCGGTATCATCAACAAGTAACTGGTTAAGACGGTCTATTTCTGCATTGCTTTCAGTAAGCTTTACCTTAATCTCGTCTATTTCAGTTTGAAACAAATCAAATTTTGACTGGGTTGCAGCCAAATCTAACTTGATTTCTTCACTAAACCAGTGCCTATATTGATTATCCAGCCAGCTTTTCCAAGTGGCCTTAAACCAAATTGACAAACTAACATTGGTCATATTAGTTCACCAAGGGTTGTAATTGGCAGTTCTATCCCATGCGGATCCGGCTACACTCTGTGGTCTGACTGTTAAAGTTGTCTCTGTAGTGTCAGCTTCAGCATTGCTTGGATTCTCCATTGCAGTAATTCTACATCCACTGAATGAGAATGCTGCGGATTTACTTCCAATTGCTACAATGTCTGCGTCAAGTGCCAGGTCTGCATTGAATTTGCTACCGCCTCGGTAGTATTGTTCGTATAGCCACATCGCATCAAGGCCATCCAAGTCCATTGTAATGTCCAGGGTGTATTCTCGCTTACCGGAGTAAGGCGTAGCTACTACTCTGCTTCCGTTATTATAATGAGGCGCAGTAATGTTCCTGTTAACAGTGAACACAATTTCTTTGGTTGTATCCATTACACTTCCAGCCATAGTTAACAAAGCATCATTCCACATATATGGTGTTAATGCTTGAGTTCCACTATTGACTAAAGCAGTTGTTGTGCCAGATGTTACTGCAAGGTGTTGTGCTACATAATCAATGTCTATTGTAGCCTTCTCTCCTTGAGATAATGTCAATGCGGCGGTGTTTACAACTGCACCATGGATTTGTCTAACAAAATTTCTGCCAGTTCCAGGTGATTGCTTACTATCTTCCAAAGTAAAGCTCATTGGTGCTGGATGTGCGCCGGTTCCACTTGTGAATGGGCTTTGCCATACATCACTGTTGATTTCAGATACTGCGTGTGTAGCTGTAGTCAATGTTGCTCCAGATACTTCCACTGTTGAGCCTATTGCATAGAACATCAATCTCATATCGTGTGGGTGGTAAGTTAATGTTCCTGTAACATCATTTACTCCCAATTCCATGGTATCAAAGTTCTGAGTTGCTGTGCCCATATATCTATCTTCAATGTAATTCTCAGCATCATCAATTGAATGTTCGGTTACTTGTCCGATCCAATATGTACTACCTGCAACAGAATCTGTGTTACTTGCTGCAACTGCGTAAGTTCCGCTTTCGTGGATCCCTACGACTTTTTGAAAATCTCCTATAAATCGTGCCATTTTACTTAAGCCTCCATTTGAGTTTGATAATAGTCTTTTAGTAGGTCTACTATATCATTTCTTAAAGGGACTGCGCCCTTATTTAAAGCAATGATTAGTTCATCCTCTGAGTTGTAGATTCTACCAATGTCTGCGGCCCTTTCGTGACCGATTCCCTTGATAGATGTGAGTTTCATAAAGTTCCATTCAGAATCGGATGAATGTCCAGTGTCCTGTGATGGA